TTATCTAATGAAAACAACAGGTTACAAGCTAACCCACTGAAACTATTAGCTAATTTAATTTAATCTTTTATTATCCAACGAAAACAAATACTTAGAGCAGGTAGAAGAATATTACCCAATAAAATCAACTACTTACTGGGTGTTGACTGCCTATCAATTACCTGATCTATGCCGATTATCGGATTTAAACGGAGCTTAGGTGACCAAGAGAATTCGATAGGCCACTAGCAGACGGATTGGCACCCACGCTATTTGAAAATTGAATAAGTGCCATGTGATACCTAGGGTCTGACAATCCCGATGATGGATAAAATCACGCAATGATGATCATGGCCTAATAATATTGCAAACAGGTTCGATATCGTCCCTGTGGGTGACAACATTTAAACAGTAATGCGGCCCGAAAAATTCAGATATAAACACCAAAACACATACGCCCACCATATAGGTGGTAGTCTATGTGCAAGTTGGTGTGTCCTGTGAAAGCTACCCCTTAGATTTATCAAGGGGAATTGTATCTAGTGAGGGACTGCACGTTGCCAGCGTGCAAAGCACATCGCATGGTGTGGTGTGTTTTGTTGAATGGCAATAGAGGAGTTTTAGCCATGACAGATTATGTGAAAAATTGGGTATCTAATGCACGAGGTGCAGAGTATGGGTTCTTTAAGGCGGTGCAGTATGCGCTTGAGCAATTCGGTGAGAAAAACAATCTACCGATGTATGCTCTAATTGCCTTCACGAATGGCAAGAAATATGGTGGATACAAATCTGCGGTAGAGGGGTATTCCCTTAAGCAATTCTCTGCACCGCTCAAGCGTATCTTGGCTGTCGCATTGTCTGATGTGAAGTTTACATTCAAGGATGGTAAGCCCGGTGTGAAGGTGGGTGAGAATGGTGGTCTCAATCTCGATGGCCTAAAGAGTGTCTCCATGCTCGCTGCGTCTAACTGTGGTCTACGTTCAAGTGCCTTTGATGATGCTTTCCCTAAGGCTGAAAAGCCCCCAAAAGAATTTGATGCAACTGCATGGGCTGAACGTAACGTGAAAGCTCAACCTGAGCACCTCGAAGCAATGATTGCAGCACTACAGGCTCAACGTACAGGCTTGAAAGTTGCAGCATAAATACCACAAAAGATATACAGTAGATGAGCACCTCATGTGAAAGCGTGGGGTGTTTTCTTGTGCATATCCAACAGCGAAAGGAAATGATATGAACATTGTGAAAGACTTGTCGCAGATGCGTCTGAATCCTATTGATGAACGATACGTTCTCTGTGGGTGGTATGAAAACGAATCCGGTGCTGAACGTGTGTTTGTCAAAGGTAAAGACCTGCGTGAATGTGTCAGGAAACTTGTGGATGCTGATGCTGACTTTGGTCATACGGATGCTGAACTTGAGGGTGGATACATAGCAGCTGAGTATGATGTGACGAGTGAAGCTATCTCCATTGCTCTGGAGATTTCAATAGAAACTAATAGGATCAGGGGGATCATGTAATGAATAGACGAGAGAGAAAACGACAGCAAAGGTATGTCATGTGGAATGTGGTGATAGGTCTTGTCCTGTCGTCAGCACTGTTCTTTTTCTGGGGTTATCTGTATGGAGTTTCTCAGCTATGAAATCTGTGTGACGTTACGATAGTATCAGACTGCGCACTTGAGGGTGCGTAGCGTGATACCATTGGGGTATCGTATAACTTATCTGAGGAGATAAAATCATGGCTAATACTACAACAACTCGTGCATCTGGTGTTAAACTCAACTTGTCTGATGCTCAGTGGATGGAAATCTGCAAATACTACAGCAACCACACGGCACCTGCGACTGTAGAGCACTTCAATATAGATATGTCTAGGGTCGCCCTGTCGTACCACTACAAGCGTCTTGGGTTCCTGCCTAAGTCTGCCGCACGTAACCCTGATCCGGCTCGTGCAGTAGCTCCTAAGAAGCTGCCGAAAGGTAAGCTGAACCTTGTGGTAAAGCGTGGTGGTTACATCATGAATGGTAAGGTAATGTCTGCCACTGAGTTTGGTAAGATCCGTTCCAAGTTAAAGGTAGGTGACACCTTCAAGACTGTCACTGTGACTGAACATAAAGTAGGTATCATTGATGCCTAATTAAATCGCCCCATGCTTAACTGTGTGGGGCATTCTTTTTTGGAGTAAGTGAAATGAGATATTCTTTAGTGGCAGTAAATGTGTCACCTGATTGGGATCTTGCAGAGTATGTAACCCCATACAAAACCTACGATGTAGAGCATGAACATCCGTCAGCACCAGTTGTTACAGCTGACAATTTCAGAAACCTAGTCGGTGGATTTGTAATACTCGACAACGGCAAGGGGTACTGGCTGCATCGTCCAGATCAGGATGGATTTATCGTCAAGAAGATGTTGACTGTCGATGAGTCTGAGCTTGACCCTGTTATCAAAGGGTGGGGTTCATGGTCAGAGATACCTGTTGGTGGTACATCTGATGCAGAGCTGTTTAGTTGGCTTGTAAACTACATTGTGAACCACAGTGTATTCGGTATGCCTGACCCCAAGGTCTTTGACTTTGACCGCAGGTTACGTGCCTTCTCACCTATCCGATCCAAGCTATCGCCCGGCAAGATCAGTATCTACAGAGACCTGGGTATGCGTATTGAGGATCGGCACACAGCTATGAAGCCCGGTCGTGCCTTCACTGCCATGTTCCCTGAGGTTGAGCACAAGCAGGTCATCATGTTTGTCGATAGTTTCTTACAGAAGTTTGCCAAGCGTGACCTCACCCTATCCGTATCAACTGATCGAGAGGCTTTCAAGCTAGCGTATAGTGGTGATCAAGCACCTATGGAGAACATCGACACCACATGGACTCGCAAGTCTTCTGCGTCTAGCTGTATGCGGTACGACTTTGAGCACCTCAAGTGCCACCCCGCAGAAGTGTACGGCAGTGGTGACTTCGAGATCATCACAGTGTTTGACAGTGAGCAGCGTATTGCAGCTAGGTGTGTCGTATATGTCGCACATGACAGCGGTGTACCTCAAGCTGGGCCTATCTATGGTGTATCGGAGCAAGCACTTGACATGATAGAGCATCATCTGATAGGTAGGGGTGCAGAGATTCGCAACCCTGATTGGTGTGGTGCCAGATTGACTGCTGTGCCTGAGGATGTGCATGAAGATCCACCAACATCTTTCATTGGCCCTTACCTAGATGTAGAGCCACGTACTCTCGATCTTACCTGTGATGAGGAGTATCTAGTGCAGACTCATGGTGGTGAGATAGATGCAAGCAACTACCAAGGTATTATATCATCTGGTGGACTTCAGTGTACCTGTTGTGGTGACAGGATTCAGGAGGACTATGCAAACTACTCAGAGTATTACGAGGGTGATTGCTGCGATGATTGCTACAGTGAGAACCATTTCTTCTGCGAGTATGCACAAGAGTCCTTTCATGTCAATGATTCCCGCACTGCCTTTGCTCTCAACAGACGGGGTGATAAAGAAGAACTGACTGTATCATCTTGGGCTGTAGAAGAGGGTGATATGTTCGTCAGATGTACTGACTACAAGTACTGGCACATTGACGATGTTGGGTACTGTGAGTGGGAAGATGAGTGGATCTCGCCTGAGAGTATGGACGATTACTTTAGATCCGATTGGGATGGTGAGTTGTACAACAATGAAGTGCTGTGCGAGACAGTGGATGGTGAAGAGGTATCACGATACGAGATTAATGAAGCTGGTTCATGGAAGATAAACTCTGAATCAAAATGGTATAAAGAAGAGGAAGAAGAATAATGTATAGCTTAATTGAAATGCTGCGTTACAAACGACCAGAAGGTAGTGAGACGCAGAGGGAGTTCTGTCAGAGGTTCCTTGAACCTATGTTTGGTTTACCTGACAGACACGGCAACTATATAATGAGTGTAGGTAAGAAACCAAACCTGTGCTTCACTGCACACCACGACACAGTACATAAGACTGAGGGTATGCAGAAGTTACTGGTCATCAATGATGTTATATCTATTGCAGACCCAGCTACATCTAGCTGCCTTGGTGCTGACTGTACTACTGGCATTTGGTTGATCCTTAATATGATTGAGGCTGGTATTGACGGTGTGTATGTGATCCATGCGGCAGAAGAGGTTGGTTGCAAGGGTAGCAAAGCCTTGGTAAATGACAACCCCTTATGGCTGAGTAGTATTGACGCAGTTATATCCTTCGACAGGTTCGGTGATACATCTGTAATCACACATCAGATGGGCTTACGCACTGCATCAGATGCATTTGCTAAGTCCTTTGCTGAAGCTCTTGATATGCCTCAACTTATTGGTGACAATGGTGGTTCATACACTGACAGTAACGAATACATCCATGTTGTGCAAGAGTGTACTAACATCAGTGTCGGTTATTATGGACAGCATGGCGTAAATGAGACACAGGATATAAAATATGCAGAGTATCTTGCAACAGCACTTGTGTGTGCTGACTGGGATAAGTTAGTATTCCAACGTGATCCATCGGTAGTCGAAGATAGGTGGGACATGAGTAACTATGGGTATCGTAGTACACCTGACGAAAGTAACATAGCTGCTATCAAGGATCTCATCCAAGATCACCCGCAGAAGATAGCTGAGTTTCTAGATGATATGGGTATCAACTACTATGCTCTGGTTGAGGAAGCTCAGATTGACGACAGTAGGTATTTCCAGGACTATGTTAACTACGATAAGTACCAGTATGCATACTGACAATATGTCACACTTGACAGAATCTTCAAGCTCCCTTATATAATATACTTAAGTATTACTAGAGAGATATACTTTACTATATATCTTAAAGAAATAAATACTTAAGTATTACTTTAGTACCACCCTTAGCTCAACTGGATAGAGCAACTGCCTTCTAAGCAGTAGGTTGCAGGTTCGAGTCCTGCAGGGTGGGCCAAGGAGTACAACATGGATGATCCACATGATGATTGCACACACTGGTTAGGAAAGATATGAGATACAGAGATGCTGTAGATAAATACTTTAAGACGAGACACTTTGCTTCACTCTCTTACTCCTCTCAGAAGGGGTATGAAGCGTGCCTCATATCCTTTGGTCGTATGTCTGTTATGGGTAGAAAACTTAGCAGTACTGATATACAGAAGATTAACGTACTGCTATGCACAGAGCTTTATGATACTTGGGAATTAGTTACCTCAACATCCAACGCTAATCATAACGCTAGGGTATTCTCTGTATTGATGAACTACCTAGTGTCGTTAGATCTGATACCTGCTAATCCTATGGCTAGAGTTAAGAAGAGAACCAGCACACCTAGGTCTGTCATATGGACACACGAACAGGTCATCAAGTTTCTTGATACTGCCTTCACTAAGTTTGAGTGGCGCAACATAGGCTTGATAGTACTGATGTGCTATGAGTGGGGTCAACGTCCCATAGATATTAGAAATCTTAAGTGGGATGACGTAGACCTAGACGGTCGTGTAGTAAAGATAACACAGAGCAAGCGTGGTGCAGTGGTAGAGTTACCTATACCGGACAATATTTATGAGATGTTGTCAGTACAGAAAAACGACTGGGACTTTCAGTCATACGTAGTACCTTACCACAGAGCTTCAGACGGTGCTTACAGGCCGCTAACGGTTTACAACATGACTTCACTGCTGTCTGAGGTTAAGGCCACTGCAGGGCTTCCTGATGAACTGAGAGTAGGTGACTTAAGAAAGACTGCGATAGTACAGATGATTGAGAGTGGTGTAGATCACCTTGCTATTCAATCGGTATCGGGGCATAAGAATGTATCAAGTCTTAACCCATACAATAAATTCAGTTTGAAGACAGCTAGACTGGCGCTGGATAAACGTCAAAGAGAATGATAAGGAGATGGTAGTATGAATACAGTATGGATATTGTTGTGGCTTGTCTTAGTACCTGAGAATGGTATTAGGTACTACCACTTGGGTACGTATGACAATGAGACCTTATGTAAGTCTGGTTTGAAAGACGCAGCAGTTATGGTCAACGATAAGAATGAAACAGTGGAATGTATTGGAGTACGGGTAGATGATTAAAGCAACGTACATTGACCACATGGGTAATGACTTGACTGTAGCTAACGCTGCACGGGTATCCTTTGGTAAGACAAGCGAGATGGAAGACGATCCCTGGGGGCCACCTAAGCTCAAGGCTAAGGACGATAAGCTAATCCGTTACCTTGCCAAGCACAAGCACATCAGCCCATTCGGACACTGCTTTGCCAGCTTCCACGTTAAGGCTCCGATCTTTGTAGCACGGCAGCTGGTTAAGCATAAGTTCCTACGTTGGAATGAAATCAGTCGTAGGTACGTTGATGATGAACCTGAGTTATACACTCCTTACGCATGGCGTGGACGTAGTGCCGATAAGAAGCAAGGCTCTGAGGGTGTAGTAAATGTAGGTGACTGGGGTAGTTCAGGATGGGCAGCACTTAAAGCCTACAAAGACCTGCTAGCTCACGGTGTAGCACCTGAGCAAGCCCGTATGGAACTACCACAGTCTACTATGACTGAGTGGTACTGGTCAGGTAGCTTGGATGCCTTCGCTGATATGTGTAACCTGCGCTGCAAGCCTGACACACAGGCAGAGACACGAGAGGTAGCACGACAGATTGACCACAAGATGATTGAACTATTCCCTGTATCGTGGGATGCATTAACGGAGAATGATGATGGCTAAACTGTATGACTTAGAGCCAATGATACTGGACTGTTGGCGTGTATGTAATGACCTTGAGACAGTGTTCAAGCAGATAGGTGACGGTGAACGTGAGCCTACCCATGATGAGATGATGAACACCTTGATGGGTATGCAACAACTATACGAGTGGAAGTTTGAGCAGTTGTTCTCTAAGTATGAGGAGGTACTACGTGACAGACAATGAGTGGCCTATGGAGGCAGACTTTAGTGACATCAGACCTATGACACCAGAGGAACGTAAGGCATCCCAACATCGTGATGAAAAGAATGGCTGGCGTAAATGTGTCAGCTGTGGTAATGCAAGTAAGGACACATGGTGTAGCTTCTGTCTGGAGGAAGAGTGATGATAAACAGTGAATGGAAACGCTTGATGAAAGAGCAGGAAGACTTTAAGGGTAGCGTAGTAGCTGAACATACAGCAGACATCGTGAATGAACCTAAGCACTACTCACGGTGGAACATTGAGCCTATCACATACATCATGCGTAATGGCTTTGAGTTCTGGCGTGGTAACATTGTTAAGTATGCCAGTCGTGCAGGGTACAAGATGTACGAGGGTAAGACGCAAGTAGAAAGCGAGATCATTGACTTAGAGAAAGTTCAACGCTATTGTCAAATGCGTATCAATCAACTTAATGGAGAGGAGAAGCTATGATACCTGTAGGACAACTAAGACTGTTACTCACTAAGGCTGGGCTAGAGTATGTCATCACCCGTGTCGAAGGTAATGTAGCACACGTCAACATTCTCGTAGCGGGGGTTGAGAAGGATGTACACAGTTGAGTTTAATCACAGCACCACAACCATAATAAGCATGGATGATAACGCTGAGTTCAATGACATCGAAATGACCTTGGCTGACAATGGCTCAGTATTCTTAGCTCAGTACGATGATGAAGCTGGTAGCTCTGATATGATTATGATAAGTCATCAACAGTTGATGGATGTAGTAGCTTCGATGGATAGTACCGAAGGTCTGTTTAGATTAGAGATCAGGAGAGACTGATGGAAATTTGGGTAGGAGTTTTCATGTATCTCCTAGGGGTAATGCTTGTACTTGGGTTAGTAGAACCCATAGATGATGAGCACGAAAATGCCCCAGTAAAACTAGCCTTGACATGGCCGATAGTTTCTGTCATGTATATCTGGGCAATGCTTATGGATTTTTATTATGGCGACGAACGATAACCCACACTTAGCTTGTCCGTATCAAGACTGCGGATCAAGTGACGCATTTAATTGGAATGATGATGGCTTTGGTCATTGTCACTCTTGCAGTAGAGCTTACCCAGAGAAGGGCATGCCAGCAACCTTCGAATGGGCAGCGACAGAGTATCCACTTAGGGAGAGGAGAAACCCGATGGACATAGAAGTTAAGGGCATGACATACAATGGTATCAGAGGTATAGATGCTGATGTATGTCAGATGTACGGCATACAGTTACAGCTGGGTGTTGATGGCAAGCCTGTCAGGTATGCCTATAAGTACCCGCACACAATTAAGTACAGGATGTATAACGACAAGTCTAAGTCATGGGTCAAAGACCGTGGCCTAGGTATGAACATACTGTTTGGACCAGAGTTCAATGCTGGTTCAAGCAATCGCATATACATTACAGAAGGTGAGTTCGATGCAGCTAGTCTCTACCAGATACTAGGCAAGACATTCCCTGTGAAGTCTCTACCTAGTGCATCAATTGGTGAGAAGTTTATTAAGCACAACCATGCTTATCTGTCGTCATTCAAAGAGCTAGTGTACGCAGGTGAGTTAGACGATGCTGGTCGTAGGGCTGCAGACAAACTGTATCAGGCCTTCCCAGATAAATTTTATTATGTACCTATGTCTAAGTACAAGGATGCTAATGAGTTCCTTGAGGCAGGTGCAGGTGATGACCTGATGTGGGCTGCGAGAAAGCCACAGAGGTACTCACCAGAGAATTTCTTCTGCTCTGATGCAGATGTAGAAGCAGCTATCCTTACAGAAAACCCTTACGAGTATGTACCCACTGGTCACGCTGGCCTTGACGATAAGATCAGGGGCATGGTTAAGGGAGGTCTTACCTTTATCAAAGCTCCTCGTGGTATGGGTAAGACCGAAGTTGTTCGGTTCTTTGAGACTAACCTGTTGCGTGATGAGAGCACACGCATAGCCCTCCTGCATATGGAGGAGATGAAGTCTACAACTTACCGTGCTATGGCAACCTACAAGTTAGGTGTCAATGTCAGAACTAAAGACGATGCTAAGGAGTCTGGTATCAGTGAAGCAGATGTAATCAAGGCTGCACAGGATGCAACTCAAGGCGAACGCACTATCATCTTTGAGATGCGTAGCCACGATGACCCATTGAAGTTACTTGATTATGTAAGACTGTCTGCATCTGTGTACGGTGCAGGTTTCATCTTCATTGACCACGTTCAACGTCTAGCTTACCTATCTAACACTGGTGTTGACGGGGCAACCAGTACACTCACCACACTAGGCTCACGTATGGCCCAGTTAGCTAAGGAGTTGAACATAGGTGTGGTATTCATATCACAGGTAAATGATGATGGTAGAACAAAGTATGCTGCATCACTTGAAGAAGAAGCAATCATCTGTATAAAGCTGGAACGTGATGTTGAGTCTGAGGATGAGATACTTCAAAACACTACGTCATTCTTTATTGACAAGAACAGACCGTTCGCTAAGTTAGGTCACGCAGGATCACTTTACTACGATCCAGAGACAACCATCCTTACAGAGGATGCGCCATATGAAGGGAGTGTAAGAGCCGCATGATAGTCTTTGATGTAGAAGCTGACAATCTTTTGGAAGATGCCACAAAGATACACTGCCTGTCTTATACATCCGATGGTGAGAATTACCATACTATCTTTGACTACGATGATATGCGCAAGCTAATCCTAAATGAAAAGGGTTTGATTGGACATAACATTATACGCTACGATGCTCCCCTTCTGGAAAAGATCTTAGGTATCAAGATCAAAGCAAGGTTATTTGACACCTTGCCTATGTCTTGGGTTCTTAACTACAACAGACCTAAGCATGGACTTGAGTCCTTTGGTGAGGACTTTGGTATTGAGAAGCCTAAGGTAGATGATTGGGAGAATCTTTCTAAAGAAGTATACGCACACCGTTGCGTAGAAGATGTAAAGATTAACTGGGCGCTGTGGAAAAATCTTTTGGGTAGGTTCTTATATATCTATGACAACGATAAGAAGTTACTCGACAAGTTCTTCCGCTACTTGGAGTTTAAGATTAACTGCGCAGGTGCAGCTGAGTTATCTGGCTGGAAGCTTGACGTTGATCT